CTGGCCGGCCGATCCCGAGATTGCGCGTCAGCGCGAGCAGAAGCGCTATGACCGGCTTCCGATCGACGTCCGCCGCGGCGATTTCTACTCCGGACGCGTGCTGCGGCCGACGAGCTCCGCCGCGGTACCATCGCCGGTTCAACTCACTCAGAAAAGAGTGGTATGTATGCCGTGCATACGGTGTACTGCATAAATCAGGGTATTCACATATGTGAATATGTGTTTATTCTATTTGGTGCCTATATGATTATTAAAGATTATTGGAAGACTTTTTCGTCTAGTGTTTTTAACCCTAACGGGTCCACTACAGGTGATCAGGTTCCTCTCGTTTTAGTTAATGAGCATAGTGATATTAAGGTAAAGACTATTACGCCTAATTATCAGGAGTTGATACGATCCGGTGCTATTTTACCGGTGAATCCATACTCTCGGACTATAAAGAACGTGGGACATATGTCCTTCAGTTTATCGTCGAGCATTCTGGGTACAGAGTGGTATAGGGAGGTATTTATCTCCGAGGGGTTACTCTCTATTGAGAATACACCTCATTTTACTACCATAGCTAGCTTATTGTCATCTTATGCTTCACAAATTAATGTGTTGGATCAGGATGCTAAGGCTAAGCTCAATGATCATGTTTCTAATGTGATCGTTGATGTTCCAGTGGAGCTTGGTGAGTTAAAAGAAACCGCTAATCTGCTAGTTAACACAGTACAATCTATGGCAAATTTTGCTTTGGATTGGAAAAGGAAGACTGGTCAGCTTCGTCGAAATATTTTAAATATTTTGAGTAAGCCTGGCGGGAACCGCAATCAAAGGCGTGCATTATTAAAGCAATATGCATCAGAATTGAATGGAAAATATCTCGAATACACCTATGGGTGGAATCCGTTGATGTCTACATTTGGAAGTATCTCTGACATCCTCAAAGAACATATTGAGGGCGCCAGGCCACGTAAGAAAATGTCAGGAAAAGCCACGTATAAAGATATTCTTTATGGTGAGACTTTCTTGCATAATTCTAACACAAGTCAATTACCGAGCATATACTTACGTAAGAGAACTTTACTTACGATTGATGTGTGGTTCGGTGGACTTTTGATTGAGGACGAGGTGAACTCTAGAGTGAGCCTCAACCGTGAGTTGGGATTAACTGTTGGTAATGTTGTTCCAGCTATATGGGAGCTTACGAGATTATCGTTTATTGCTGATTATTTTACTAATATTGGCAATGTAATTGGTAATCTTCGAGCTGCTCCCTCACGTTTACAAGCCGCTACTTTGTATCGGTCTGTAAAAATAGTTGCTAAAACAGATCATGAAATTGTTTCTATTAAACATCTAAATGTTCAAAACAACTATATTAAAACGGATAATGTCACCCTCGGGGACAATATTCCATCAGAGTTGATATACTTTAATAGAACTCCTGTTACAACTGCTGGTTTGTTAGTGACACCGATTGCTCGGGTCCCATCGTGGGATCATGTGTTTAAATCCCTGTCAGTAGCTGCTGCAGTTACAAGAGTATTTAAATAAGATATTAATATTACTTAAACCTTTCCTTTAACTACATAACATTTATGTCTATTTCACTAGCTGGTCCAACTGACGCCATTACTACTAACAAGCTTACTGCCGGAACGTATACTTTCGTTGCCGATATGGCAAACGATAATCGTTCGAAGGCATTTGTTGTTAGTGCTCTTGGTGGCACTCAAACTGGCGCTAACATACACTCTGTTGACGCTCCTAAACAGTTTATTGTTAAAAAGCCGGCTGCATTTTTGCAACCGTCTGCTTACAATACTGTGTCTGGACGCTACGGAAAAGTACCGAAAAATGTTACTCGGGTAATCGGCCGCGGCTCATGTAATGTCGCTGCTAATCAAGTCGAAATTATTCCTATGTCTCTTGATATAGGTGTTCCGGCCGGAGGCATGTCTTACGACAGAGTCAACGTTGAAGCTTCAGTTGCTATGTTTATCATGGCACTGCACAATCAAAAAGAAGAAATCATACAAGCTTTGTACGATGGACTCTATTAATGCATGCCTTGAATTAGGTAATCAGTTTTTAGATTATTTAGTTTATAATTGCTATTATAGTTCCTTGTCGTATGAGTGTAAGTATGGGCTTTGGGCATCAGATATAATGCTTTCGCGTTATATTTTGTTCGCTTAAAGACTTTTGTTGACTATTTCTATCCACAAAGTGGGAGATAACCAGATGAGTAATAAGCTCTTTGAAAGTTTTACTGAAAAATTAGCTGAAGAAATTGAGTCTCAATTGTCAGCTAACGCGCTTACCGTTAAAAAGATATCTGGTAAGGATAATGCACTTATGCTTAGTTTAGCTGAAGTGTATGCCCTTTCTGGGCGTGATATTGCGATGCTTAGACAGATCAACGACATAGATAAAAAATATGTTGGAGATGAGTCGGCAAGTGATAAAAGCGTGGATATTCGCAATCTAGCATGTTGGGACACTTTTGTGTCCGCTAATAAACGATGTTTATTCCAAAATGCGAATTTTGGTAACCTTGACAGTGATGTTATGGCTACATTGGAATTAGCCCGGAATGATATATATAAAGCATTCTGGGAACATGCAGAGACAGAGAATTTTGAATTCGTCTGGTATGGTGATTGCAATGAAAGTTGTGGTCTTATACCGGTTTCAGGATTCTCTACCGGTCCGGGCTCCTGTACAGGGGTTGAGGGCGTTTCAATTCTCGAAAAGTATCGAGGTATATGGAACGTGAGTGTGAAAAACGGAAAAGCTTTCCTACATTTACTACGTAGGCTAAGTAAGCCGATTTCAGATCTACCAAATTTCGCGGTAGAGACAGTTTCAGCTGTTTATGCGTCTTTTGTCCCAAAAAACCGTGAAACATCTAGGTTAATTGCGCCTCAATTGAATGGTGATCTCTTTTTACAGTATCCTGCTGAATCGTGTTTGCGACATATGCTTAAATTTATGCATATTTCGTTGGACACTCAACAGGACTTGAATCGTGAGTATGCCCGTTTAGGGTCGCTTCACGATAACTGTGATATTTTTGAGCACCACTTACAAAAGCGTAGATGGCGACCATGCACCATTGATTTAAAGTCTGCTTCGGACATTATAGGAACTGCATTAAGCAGTTATTTGATGCCACCAGCACTCCAGTTTTATATGGAGTCTTGCAGAGCTAGTAATATTAAATCAGAAATTCCTGGTGTTATGAGTTCGCGTCAAAAATTAAGCATGATGGCTACTATGGGGAATGCTTATTGCTTTCCTTTACAAACCATTATATTTTGTGCAATAGTTCGCGCAATATATTTCCGATTGGGAATTCCTTTATTTCAGGACGGGAAACCGACCTATGGTGTGTATGGTGATGATATCATTGTAGATATTACAGCATATGACCATGTGATAAAGATCCTCTCGGCGCTTAATATGGTACCTAACACTTTAAAAAGTTTCTCTCACGGATTCTTTCGGGAATCTTGTGGTCGAGACTGTTATCGTGGTTATGATGTTCGTCCCGTAATGGTAGAATCTATTATTGGGGATTGTGGTTTGTACAGTTTATCTAACAGGTTACTCCTGTGGGGTGCTGAGAAATCAGTATGTGTCAGTAATTCTGTATCACTTCTTTTAGGAGCTGTACAAGTTAAGACTGTGGTTCCGATGGATTTTGGAACTCATACTGGGCTTTTGGTACCAGAAGTTGCACTCCCGCTTATTCCGAAACATTGGAAGAAGAATTTGGTGTGCGCTTCCTTGATTGATCGTTCGTTTATTGAGCCTTTTGTAATTGGTGGTGATTGGATAGGTTCGCGGGATAATATTGTTTCCAAGATTATCCGGCGGAATATTTTTTCGCGTACTCGTATACAAACTAGTTATAATAGTTATTCTTTTGTCACTCTTAATCGGGTGGCTGGGAGTTCTATTATTAGACTTAGTAAAGTTGAGCGTTCGCTTTTCCCGTTCCTAAGGGGAGGCGTGTCGCAATCAGGAGATTGTACATTCGCGGTTACCGCTCGCGGTAATCGTGAATTGAGGGAACGTCGGATTGTCTCTTTATGGGACATTCCAAGTAGTGATACTTGGGGATCCGCCGGTGATTTTTGGAAAATGTTAAGTTATTATGCAATGACTTTTGAGTCATTACGTTTATAAGCGGATGCTTTGCCGCCACTTAACATAAACGTGCAATATGGTAAGTTGTAACTTACCAAGGATGCACATCTGTCCCAGGATGCTTTCCCGG